ATCCGCAGCGTAGTCAACAACTATCTGCGCTCCGCTCGTACCACCCGTAAGAGCGTTGCCTGCGTCCGGCGGGTTTGCGCCGAGTGCGGTTGTATAGCATCGGGTATTAACGAAGTCTATCACCTTCAAGGCGCTGCCGTTGACTACGAACGCCTTTTGGTACGCAGGCACTAAATCCAACTGCTCCATTACGTTTATCTGATTATACGCGGCAGTTAGTTCCGCCATTGTTCCCGCAGGGGATTCAGTGTATATCCTATCGCCCGCAACAGCCACCAACTTAGCCGTCCTGGTCTTATCGCCCGGCAATCCCGCAGACGCCGAAATCGGGGTAGTCTGCAAGCCGTAAATACGAAAGGCATTATCACCGACAAGACTACTAAGCGATTTCCACGTAGTTGTTGTTATACTTGTTTGGGTCGCAAAATAATGAACTACCGTATCGGTTGCAGCGGTCGGATAATCCGCAAAATTCTCGCCCGTAAACATTACTCCCGCCGTCGCATAACTGTTAGTGCAGTTCCAAAGGATAGAATAATACTCCCCACTAACTACTGGGCAGGCAGAATTGAACACTACTCCAAACCAACTTGGAGAAGTAGTCAAAACGCTCGCGGCAGCCGAACCGTAAACAAGGGCCTGGGCTGACATATTAACCGGCTGAACCACAGGAAAACAAGTGCCTAACGCCTGAACGCTGGCCTGGGTCAGGTACATCTTAAACGTCGCCGTCGTTATTGCCGAGTTGCGCCAATACGCATTTATCTCCGCGCTTGTTACCAAATAGGAAACGGACGGATTCCAAGACTGGCCTATATACTCAGAGAGAAGAACATCTTGCCAGCCTTCTGCACTGATAACGCATTGGTCGTAAATCTGGGGCATATTAAGTCAATGTAGTAACGTCGCACATAGCAACTATCGGCACGCCCGCCGTACCACCTATCTGCTGCGCAAACATCTTATCCAGACCGGGCCTCTGCCCGCCCCTTTTGCGTATCTCCATAACGTCGTAAGGGCGCACGTTGTTCAAGTGCCCGGAAGTGTAGAACGGCTGCTTATCGACCGCCTCGCCCGCGTTTAAGCCTAAAAACGGAAAAGGCAACTCCAAATTGCTCATTTTAGGCCCGCCACATCAGCCATACCGTGCAAAGAGCAACCGGGAAGATGTTAATAATGCTCAGATTGCTTAGAGGCAATGGCCCTATTTCCGCCATATTCATCGAGCTGTTCGCCGTCAGGGGGAATCCGTTGGTTGCGGTGGCGGTAGTATCAAAGGTTACATATACGCTGCTGCCCGCCTTAGTCTTAATCCAACATTCCTTGCACGGCTGGCTCGAAACGTAAGCGGCTGCGTCGGTGGATATGACTACTACCCCCCATTGCTTAGAAACGGTGTCCCTGGTCGTATTCCAGTATTTGTGTTCGTCTGCCACAGTACCCTCCTTAGCTCACTAAACCGGTGAAAATAGGCGCGGTGGATATGCCCGTATTCCAGACCAAGCGCACCGAATTGGCCGCTACGCTATTGATGGACATTATCAGGCAGTTAGGCGCAAAGATGTAAGTGCCCGCGTCCGCTCCAACGGTCAGAGCGGTAAACGCCGTCAGATTACATATACCCAGCACAACGCCGTTCTCAGTCTGATAAATGACCTTCAACGCGGAACTCGCAGCGTAGCCCGGAACCATTCCGCCCATTTCTTCAGCTAAATTACCTTTCGACATTTGAAAACTCCTTAGAAATCAACCATATTCACTTCGTTTAACCTGTATTCGCGGGATATATCAACGTACCCGCCCATATTCTCGTCGTTGTTGTAACCCAAATTATGCGCCCTTCTCTCGTTGTCCTTGATTATCGCCTGGATAAGCAGTTGGCTCGCCTTCTTTTCGTGAACGGACTGCTCGGCGCTCATTTCGTCTAATTCAGCCTCGGCTTGAGCGATAGCCAATTCCTTCAAAGCCTCCGAAACGTCCGGGCCGCCGATGTGCAAATCGGAATCGTTCACCATCCTGGCGGGCCATACCTCAGGAGAATAGTAAAGGGTATAAGCGGCATCCGGGGTAGGAAAGAGCGCAACTGTCCACCTCTGGCCCGTCTCGGCCTTATACTCGCCTGCGACGATGGCATAGTAAGTAGGGTAGCCCGTAGTATCGGTAACGGCGCGAAACTCCTCTATCTGCTCGTACAGCCGCTCCCGCAACGGCGGGTAAGAATCGGCGGACGAGTACCTGAACACGCCCTTAATCCTCACAAAATCGGCGGGCAACTCGTACTGCCACGTCCCGGAAATGGTTACTATTTGCCGGGTAGGAGTAAGAAACGTCCACTTATGGGCCAGTAGCATTCTCCGATACGCCGCGTTCACCATATCCTTAGCGTCGGTAAGGTCTGTACCGGATGCGCCGGATGAACCATAAACTCCGCTATATTTTGAAACGCCATTGTAAAGCTCGGCAAAGCTGAGTTGAAGACTTGCCATTTTTCTCTCCGCGTTTTAATAATTCCCGACGGGCGTGCACACCCGCCGGGTGTGAGAAGGGGAACATTATGAAACCGATTATCCCTCCGCTACTTAGCGGTTCAAAATCCCTTTCCCGATCCTCTCTACTGTGTCGGGTTTGTAGTACGGATTAACAACCGTCTCCCAAGCGATTGTTTTGGTCATTTCGATTGCATCTTGGATTCCCTCTGAATTGCAGTCTATTACGCTTGCGGCCCTGAGACGGCCCTTCTGCCGGTCGCCTACGTTCACGGTCGGCACTTTCAACGACGGGGCCTCAATTAGCCCGCTTGAACTGTTGCCGATAATGAAATCCGCGTCCCTGAGTATGTCAATATACTGCATACGAGACAGATTGTCAATAACAGAAATTCGATTTTCCTGGAAAATTTCATTTATTTTTCTACCGCCCGCGTCTTTGTTCGCTCCGAAAGCCAAAACTACATAAGGTCTCAACGCCTTGATAATTACCCTTAACTCCGCTTCCCAATCGCCTTTATGCGGGTGATAAATCAGAACTACCTGGGCGGCGAAATTCCTAACGTCGGTATAAGACGGAAAGACACAGCCCAGCGAACCGTATTCTTCTACGTCGTAATGCTCGGCGGCAAAAGACCTTATGGCCGACCTGTACCCGTTATCCAGCGATCCTAAAGTCGTATCGCTGCCCTCGATATGAGAAATAGGTATGCCAAGAGTATAAGCACAGCAAGCGGCACTAAGTATTTCAAAACGGTCGCCCAAAACGATGACTTTATCATAAGCGCCTTCTTTCAATACCTGCGGCAACTTCAAACAAACCAATCCCATAGAGGCGCAGACCCCTTCGGAACTATCAGAATCCGTAAAACATTCAACAACCCTTAGACTTATCCCCTGAAACCGATCAGAAGGCCATCCGGCACTCGTAGAACCCGCGAAAAGCTGAATTAAGGTGTTGGAGCACCCCCCGCCGCAATTATGGGCTTGCAGCCACTCCAAAAGCGGCTCTAAAAGGCCGTAATCACTACGACTACCTGCTATAATACCAAGTCTCATCAAAAATTCTCCAACTCGGCCAAAGTGGCATCCGGCATATTCCGATGTACCCGATAACCGTCCCGAAAAGTCTTCTCTACCGTTATTGTATTCTGCCCCATAACTCGGCCAAACGCCTTTTCCCACCATTCTCGTAGGGTATCAGCCATCTCAAATTTGCCTTCAATTCGCAGGTCGTTGATATGGGAGTCGAGATATGCCCCCAACCGGAACAGACCTAAATGTTTTTCCGCCATAAAAGACTCCGTTCCCCTTCCTCAATTTTCTTAACACCATCGCCCATAGCCTTCTCAACGTTCCGTATCCGATAGACCATATCGGCAAACTCCATAGGCTCCAAGGCGCAACAGGCGTCCGGGCCGCCGCTCATACGAGAAAGCGTTAAGTGCTTTTCCATTATCTTCGCGCCCATAGCAACCGCCGCTACGGACACTTCCCAACCGATAGTATGGTCCGACAAACCGGCGTATTTGTGAACCGCCGCCAAATTCACCTGATCAAACGGACAAGGATAAACAGAAGTGCATAAAAGCGCCTGCCGGACAATGTTCACGGGTATCTTGGCCGCAATCACATCCTGGTCTAACATACCCAAAGAGATAAGAACGGTCTTGAAGTTACTACACGCCCATCGCGTCATTTCTACGTTTTCATTACAAACGGATGGTATTTTCACCGCCGTTAGGCCCATATCCTTGCAGGATTTCAGACTGTCCATATCGAAAGCAGACAGTAAAAAGTCTATACCAACGCCTTTACTGTAATTCCACAACCCCTGCAACGCGGGGCGGTCAAGTCGATATTTAGTCAACGGGCCGTCTCCGTTATCAACCTTGTGGGCGGTATCCACGCTGTAAAGCTGAAACTTGATACAATCGGCCCCGGCCACCTTCGCCGCGTCAATTAACTGCTCGGCAAGTTTAATTTGGCCCATCGCCTCTAAACCTACTTCCGCGATAATGTACGTCTTATTCACAACCAAATAATTCCTTCTCAATTTTTTCCTGCGCCGCCCAAAATAATCCCGCGTCAGCTTGTCTTTTTGCTATTGCAACCAAACACTGTGGGTGTGCTTTAATGAGCATAACACACCAATCAAATATCCCTTTCGTAACGTAACGACTTCCAATCTGATAAGGATAATCCGAGTACGGACAAACATCCTCATCCAATTCACCGCGCACATCGCCGATAAAGACTCCAAACGGCCCATATAACTTATATCGGTAACAAGCAAGACATTGATTTTGCTCTTTCTTGACTATTACAAAATCACGAAAGCTGAGATTCTTACTCATAACAGTAGTATCCTACAATCTCTCCATCCGCTCGTTTCGTTCCGTCGAAAGCAAAACCTATCTTCTTATACAGACTCAACGCAGGCTCATTATCCGGGTGTACGTGCAACCGCACGCGGGCAATATTCCGTTCCCTACCCGCCTGCAAAACAAATCTGGTGAGCAATTCGCCGTAACCTTTACCCCTACATTTAGGATGCACAATAAGACCAAGACACTTATCCGGCCAGTTATCGTCCCAGCCACGAAGCCAACAATACGCAATTATGGGATGTTTATACCCTATTAGTACATAGTGAACGTCCTTCGTACCGTACCGATATTGCGGCAAGTTCTTGAGAAACGGCTCATTTTTTACTTGTGCAAAGAACTTGTCCAGACCTACTTTCGTCGGCCTTACTATCCCCCGCATCATAACAATTTCCCCCACATAGTCTATACTTATTGTGAAGATTATTCGCCAGATTCTCCCGTATCTCTCTTAACTCCGACCCGAAATCCCAGATATTCTTGAGGCTGCTCTTAGCCAAATCACCGACCACCATCTCGTTATCATAATCGGCACAGCAGGCAACCACCGTTCCGTCCCAGTTGACCGACAGTTTGTCGAATACTTCCGGGCACGGCGATAACTCGCACTGTCTTTTGTAGGGTATCTCATACGTTTGGCCAATTTCCACCCTATCGCATATCTTCTCGGCAAGGGCCTTGAAGGCCGACACTTCCTCGGTCGTACTCTCATCGGTTATCGTAGTCCCTATCTGAATGAACGGTGTCTTGAACGCGCCCCGGCGCTTGTGCAATTTCCCGATAGTCTCAAAGAGCTTTTCAAAGTTATCCACGCCGCGCCAGAATTCGTATTCTTTCGCCGTAGCGCCCTGAAACGAAAACTTGATAGCCGACGGGCCGTATCTCAGGTGAATTAGTTCGTATATCGCCTCGTCGTCGATTAGTGTGCCGTTGGTGTTTATCCAAAAGGGCACGCCAACCTTGCGGGCCAGCTTGCAAAACGCAAGACACTGCGGATGCAGAAACGGCTCGCCCCACCGCACAAATCTCAGGGCCGCGCCCCATCGAGCGGCCTCTTTGAGAATCAGCCCAAAAAGTTCCGCAGACATTAGACCCTTC